GAACAAATAATTAATTTTCCAGCAATTGGTTGTAAGTCGGAATTGTAATAAGAATAATTATACACCCTAACCTTCGATCCGCTTTTGCATGTTATTAAATTGTTACCAGAACCAGCATCGTCTAGATACGAATAAACTATAATATTAGAACCGCCTGCTGCATAAATATTATCACCCGTTGTTATACCATAAATTTTGTACGTTAGGCAAAAACTTGAGCCAGTACACGAAAGTCCAGTTCCGCAGTTGTCGACGTTAATTTCCCTACCAAAAAGCATTGAACGGCCCCGAACATCTGTTCCTTTGCTACAATAGGAAACATTTATTTCGGATTGGGAAAATATCTTTGAGTTATTATTTAGCAATATTCCTGTACCACTATTTGTGGCTGTAATATCTTTTGCAACGATAAAACAACCATTTGAAAGATAAATGTTCCACGAATCATTATTGCATGCGTTAATTTTTCCGGCCGACAAAATAACGCCGCCATCTTCCATGTAAATTCCACAACGATAAGCCCCACCAGCCGCGATATCAGAAGAAGAAATAAGAAAACCGTTTTGTATAGATATTGAGTAACCACCACCACTTATAGAAAAACCCCCATTTAAAATAGCGCGCCCACCGCTAAGTAAACAAAGCCCTTCAACCCCAGATGTGTAACGTAAAGAAAATTTGCACCTATTGAAGACTGGTAAACAACCATTATTACAAGCTAAAAAAGCCGCTTTTTCGGGGCTTGTATATGTAAAATTTTCTTCATTAATTGGTATTGTTTCATTGTTGGTTGTTATTGTTATCCACGATAAATCAATACCATCTGCGTAAATTTGATCCTTAATTACAAAAGGTTGTCGTATAACTATGTTCACACGTGGGGTCCCGTAATTATCAAACGGTTTTACCCCAACAGGGTAGTATTTTTTAATGGCGTATTCAACGGCCGCACGAAGGCTGGTAAATTCGTCATTATCGCTTACATAAATAGTAACAGTGTCTTCGCACGGATTTAACCCTATTCCGGCATCACGCAACTTCTTACCGTCAACACCATCAAAAACGGCGATGTTGCCGTCTATAGATGCTGATGGCCCGGCAACCGCATCGGCGGGCAACGTTTGAAGAACGTCTTCCAACTTTATAGCCGAATCCTGGATTACTTTTCCGCTTTCGTCGGCAAAAAGCGGGATAGAACCAACCAATGAAGAAGTTGGCCCAATAACTACATCGTCCACATTTTTGTCGGATTGCTTAATTACGTTACCGCTTTCACCATCGAAGACGACAATAGCGTTATCCGAAGTCGAATCGGGTCCTGTTACTATATTTGCAGCCTTTTTCCCACTGTCCACAAGCGTATTTCCGTTAATGCCCGTGAATGCCGGAATATTTCCCGCCGTTATGGCCCCTGTTTTTCGCACTACGTCAACAATAGACAAAGCTGAATCCGATAAAGATTTACCGCTGTCGTCATAAAAAACCGGAACATTCCCGCCTGTTGCGGTATCAGGGCCTGTTACAAGTTTATTCGCTGGTTTGCCGCTATCCTTAATTACGCTTCCGTCTTGTGACGAAAACATGGGGACATTATTAACTGTCGCATCGCCTTCGATTGAAACAATGTCGTTTATGTTTTTATTGCTGTCTTTTATGCGTTTACCGCTAGTGCCGTCGAACACGACAACATTTTCGTCGCCTGATATAGGAACGCCCGAAACCATTTCCGAAACAGGCGCTGATATTATTTCTTGCAGGCTAATACCCGAATCTACAATTGTTTTTCCCGAAGAATCCCCGAACACGGGGACGTTATTCGGCGTGGCTGAACTTGGTCCCGCTATCCTTTCCAAAACCTGATTGATAACATCCTGCAGTTGGGTCAAATTAGCCTTTATGTCTATTTGATCCTGTAGTTTTTTAAGATCGAATTTTTTAGTGACGGGCGTGTCACCAATCTTTTCCGACACTTCCACAAAAGTCTGGTTGATTATGTTATTAATACTTTCGGCTATTTCTGAAATTTTAATTCCCATTTCATTATCCCCCTATTATTCTTATCGTTCCCTTTTCGGTAATTCTATCGCTTCCATCTTCCGTGATTCGCTTTAGTATGTCGTCAATCCTTACATCCGATTCAACACGCCTTTCCACGCCGTCTTCGGTGTATCTTTGTTCGCCCGTTTCGTCTACACGTCGATATAAAACATCTTCTTCAACAAAATCTTCGATAAAACGTTCTTCATTATTTTCGGTAATTCTAACTTCGCCATTTTCGGTTATTCGTCCTGGGAAAGTTTCTTGATAATAGTATATCACAAATTCCTGCTTTTGCCAACTTTCGAAGTCGTCACGCACCGACCATATACTAACAAGCAATTCGCCATCGACGTTAAGCGGCGGAACGACGATCGAAGTTCCTTCAATTCCGTCTTGCCGGAATAAAACTTCCTGATTTGATACTTGTTTGATTTCAACGGAATACGTCGTGCCTTCTTCGGGCGTAATGTTACCTTCTGTGTGATCTACAATATAAGCAGTTTGCAACAGCCTGTTCCTGTGGCGCCACGTTATGTTAAGTTCGGGGTTCCTTTCGAAAGATGCGCCTTCAGGGTATGCAATGCCGTTTATTTTCGGATATGACGGCGGGTATGGCCTATCAATGCGGGCTTTAAATTCAACGTTGATTGATTCCGCCTGCGATAGCGGAAGTTCGCCTTTGCCCGTTATTGTGCAAAGTTTAACGTTTACCCGTTCGCCGTCAATGAATTCCCGCCTTTCTGCACCAAACCAACCACTTGCAAAATAAATAACTTCGCCTGCGGCGTGCGGTTTTGCCACGGTATCAAGACATCCACGCTTTATGCGGATTTTGTTTCCGCTGATAGATACGGTTCCTATTATTTCGTCGCCAAGTATTGCATATTTATCGTCGCCAAATTCGGCAAGTTCAAGCTGCGTAGCATTCGCAATGACGACTTCATCATCAAGAAAGCCTATGTCTTCATCGATAATGCATGTCGGGCAAAATTCCGCTTTTGTAAATTCGTTACCGTCAACGTATACACGATATCCATAATTGTATGATACAGGGGCACGGGCAAGTGTCCCAAGGAATCCAAGGCCTTCATTTTTGGGCATGGCTTCCAAAGATTCTGGATCGGAATTCATCACAATTTCCCAGTATGGAAGTTCCGTCACTACTTTATGAGTAACGTTAACAGGATCGGGGACGGGGTCTTCCCAAAGTGGGTTTTGCTGGTTAACGTACGAAGAAGGCTTCAAGCTATAAATGTCTTCGACGGCTTCAATTTTTATCGTCGGGCTGGTAAATTCGCCATAGTCCACTTCGCCAACACGAAAAGAAACACCGTCAATTCCAAGTTTCGGCCAATATATCTTTATAACATCGCCGGGAAGTATGATTGTGTCGTCAGTCGGCCTTTTTACAATTAGCGAAATTTTACTCAAAGACGAAGACGCAACCTGCAAATCCCTTGTTGCAACACGTACTGCAAGTTCGTGGGTTGGAATTCCGGGATATTTACGTTCGTCGGCAACAACCTTGCCTTGGGCGTTTATATTCGCAATGTCTTGCACGGTAACGCTGCGTTCGTCGCCCGTCCAAAAATCGACATACGTTACGGTTATTTGATTGATTGTTTCGGCCAATGAAGTTCGCTGAAAAGAAGTTACCTTTTGAATGTCCTTTTCATAAATGGTGTGCGTTTTGTATGACGTGGGGTCTTCGGGAATTGTAAGTTGGAATTTTCCCGTAACGGGGTTGACAAAAAGTATGGCCCCCATGTGGTCAAGTATGGTTTGCATAAAACTTTCCAACGATTCGCCGTTCCATACAATGCAAAGTTTGAATTTTTCATCTTCGTAATATTGCCCTGCAGACCTAAAGTTATAAAAGTCGGCTTCGCCAAGGTTATTTTCGTATATAAGTTCAAGCAGGATACTTACGGGGTTTGCGCCAACCGCCGTTAAATCGGGCAAAGACCACGGGGCGTAATCAGGAATGCGTGTTACCATAAAATGCCACGGTTTAATGTACGGATTCATGGCGGAAAGGTAACACTGCCGTGCTACGACGGATAAAACGCCACGAAAGGCCGGAACATCACTGCCAAGTTTAGATAAAAGATAATCGTTTTGCCCCTGATTGTCTTTTCCGGGAAGAATATCGATATATCCAACGACACCGCCTTCACGGTCTTCCCCGCCGAAAAGATCGGGCTTATTTAAATGATATCTGGTCGGGCCAAGATTGACAGGCGGTATTCCCAAGAACATCGGAATACTTTGATAAACGGTTTTGTCGCCTATTTTAATAGCCCACACGTCGGCGGGGCCTTCACACACAACCATGTGAAGTCCGGCATAGTATTTATATCCAACGGTAACTTTGCTTGACCCCATCCCGCCCATAATTATTCGCCTTCAATCGATTTTAATTTGGCTATTAGTTTATTAAGCATGGCGTCGTCAATACCTTCGATTTCGGCGGTATCTATGCCGTTTTTAACAAAGTTTTTAAAATCTATGTTGTGCATTGCACAGAATTTTTTAATTCCACGCACGCAATACCCGAATCGCCTTACGTCGTTTATGTAAATCTTCATTTTTGCGAAGTCTTCTTTTTAATAGGTTCCGTCTTAAGATCGCCATACCACACCACGTTCGGCGACTTAATCCACACCGTCCCGTATACTTTCGGAATCGGTTTAGACGCAGACGCTATTGGAACGCCGCTTTCTTCGATTTGACCTGCGGGCGGCGCCTTGGGCTTTGGCCTTAAAAGGTATGCAAGGTAACTAAACAGAAAACTTATTCCAATTGCTGTCCAAAATCCCATCGTTACACCCCCACTTACCAATAAATGGCCGAAGTAGACCCGAACGGGTTTTTCGGCGGTATCCACGGAAAGCCGCCAAAATTAATATGGTTGTTAAATTTGTTTTTGCACATTTCCAATGTATGGTCACATCCCGGAAATAAAAATACCTGCTGCATAGATTGCGGGGTATGGTATGACGGCTGTATAAGATTCACGATTTGTTCATATGGAAAATCGTTCGTTGTTGGTGACACGCCGTAGCTTTTACCAACCCTAATAAGATTATACCCCATAATCGAATCGTCGAAAAATGAAATAAATCCGCCATTGAAATATCCATTGTCAATCGGCGTGTTAAAGCCAATATTCCAAGTTTTGCCTTCGCAGCCAATGAAAAAACCTTCTACTTTAAAATTTTCGCTGTTCAATTGGCACATAGGCCCGTATAACACGTGCGGGCACGAAAAGCTATAGAACCGTGCGCCCTTATTCCCACCTATTGATGCGTAAAAATTTTCGCACAAAAGCGTTGCCCCAACGATGCCCCATTCGACCGAAACAACACGGCCCTTCCAAAAAACCTGCGTTGAATACCTTTGCGGGTAACCCGAAAGACGAATATGCCTTATATCAACGGTTACAACGAACGACGGCGTGGTATACCGGAACAGTTCAGCAATCTTAAAGTCCGAAGGTACCTGTATTTGAAGTTGCGTCCGCCTTACTTCACCTGATAAAACTATAGAACTGCGCTTTAGCGTGGCGGGATAATACGTAACTTCTGGGTCTGTTATTAAATCAGCGTCATATTCGATAGCTACAAGTTCTTTGTTTCCGTTGTAGTATCGATCCGTAATTCCGCCATATTTAAACACGTACGCTTCGTTATATGTACCTAACATTTGTAATCACCGCAATATCCGCACAAAAACGGAACATTCCATAATGTCGTCGTGATAATCAAGGGTAACACGGTTTGTATCAAGACGACATTGGTTAACAATTTCCCATCTATACCCTTCGTCAAAAAATAAAGTACGATCGGTAAAAACAATTTCGCTATTCGTATTTTGGTATCGTATTGCGTTTAGAATTTGCACCACTTTCACGATATTTAAGTACGGATCATAATGGCATGTTATTTGCGGAAACCGCCGGGTATCGCTAAAATATGTTCCTTCCACTACGTCTTTGATGTAGCCATCAACATATACCTTATGCAAGTATACAATCTTGCTTTGAGAATGCTGGGCCGAAATATAAAAAGGCGTATACTTTCCCGACAAAAAATACAAGAACTGTTTCCACCGCCACTGCTGGGCCTTTGTTGACGCCAAGTAATTCAGCGTCCCCGTGTTTGTTAGCGCAAGCCTTGTGGGTTCGACCGCCATAACGCCAAAGCCGTTGTCTATGAATTTAACATTGCTATATACGTTTTCCCGTATGTCAGTAAACGTATAATTATCAAAAAGGCATTGCGCAGTGCTATATTTGCCTTCTTCGGGGAACGCTTTCTTTCCTATGTACGGCGGGGTTTCAATTATTTTAAAGTTAAACGAAAACACCGTATTGCCTTGGACTTGTCCGTATCCGATGTTGTCCTTCACAAAGCCAAGATAGGCCGGCATTACTATCGCCCGCTTGTAGTTATTAATCAGCGGCTTTTTAACAACTATGCCATCAGCCCTTTTTTCAACGATTTCGGCCCCTTCGTTTTTGGCATCCGATTCGTATATGAAAGCAAAGCGTGAATAGTTTCCGAAGGAAGTATCAAACGGAACGAACGTTGTATTACTTGAAAGGGCGCCTACATAGCTATCTTCCGACCAAACAGGAACGACCCACGGCTTCGATACGTATTCCTTAAATAAATTTCTAAAGACAAGACAGTCAGTATCCCGCTTGATTAGTTCGTATTGTATTTCAATTCGTGGTTCTTGGTGAAAACGGTATCTATATTCGCCACCGTACGTTTCACATACGGGATTTTGCCATTCATAAAATTCCTTAAAAGAATGACGGGGCGAAAACATAAAGACGGGATACGTTCCTTGTCCGGTTTCTAAAAACATATTCCCCACCAATTTTACATCAACCTTCCCGAATTACGCTGAACAATGTTTATAACCATTTTTTCGCCTTCCGACGTTGCCAAGTAGTCGCCAACGACCGATGGGTCAAGAACGTTAACTATTTTGATATTCGATCCGGACACGCCTTGGCTAAAGTTCCTTGGCAATACCGTTTCGCCCCGCTGCAAAATGGCGGGGAATTCATCTGCCTTCAGCCCCGAATGAAGTTTTGGCGCATTAACGAAAAGCCCAGCAGGCGCAAGCGCTAACGATCCGGCCGATCCGACCACGCCCCCGCCGTGCATTACCGTCGCAGGCACGCCAAGCATTCCTGAAAACATACCCGTTATTGAATTGACTAGTGGCTGGATTACATATAAACGTAACAATAAACGGGCGATATCTTCAAGCAAGCCGCTTAATACACTTCTTAGGTCCTGCCCGCCAATTATAGCGTTTTCAAACGCACTTTGAAAGGTCATCCCAAGGTCATTAACTAAATCGACGGTTTGCGACGTATTCGTATTGACGTTTTGTAGCGTAGCCTGCATTTGTTCGTCCAGCATTCTAACGACCAGCGGAAGGCCTTCGAATTGTGTTTTTAACTTTTCGACCGAAAGCGAAAATTCTTCGGCGGTAATAACACCTTTTCGCAACGATTCCGCAAGCTGTTCGAATTGCACCGTCGCAATTTCCGATGCTACCCGCTGCAGTTCCGCAAAACGGTTCCGCCATTCGTCAGTATTGACCTGCAGCCCCGCAACTTCGTTCTTTAGCATTGCGAAGTATTCTTCGGCGCTAAGTAACCCCTGTTGATATTCCCAAGACATTTCCCGCCAAAACTTTTCTATTCCCCGCGCTGCAGCTTCGGCTGCTTCGGCCATTTCCCGTTGCTGTTGCTTGTTACGTTCAACTAAAGCGTAAACTTCTTCGGCGTATCTGCGCTGTTCTTCAAGTCTTTTTCTTGCCCGTTCGGCTTCTTCGTCTGCCTTGCGTGATTCTTCGGATGTGCCAAGCGAAGGCGTTGAAAGTGGCCATACGGGCGGTGGCTGCAGCGGTTGCGGCGTACGGCCTGCGAATTCAATGCCCGGCAACGTTGTGGCGTACGGTTGTATCCCCGCCTGTTCAAGTAGCTTGCGCATATAATCCCGATCTTGTGGATTAAGTTGTGGCGGTTCAAGTTTAACACTTGGCCCCGTTGCCACAAGCCCCATTGCAGCCGTTTGTTTTAAAACTTCATTTTCATTTAACGATTCTTCTTTTGCACGCTTTAGTTTGTAGAATAAGGCGATAAGTCCCGTTATTGCGCTTGCCACTATGAAAATTGGGGCGGCTGGTCCCGTAGCAAGCGACAAAAGTGCCAAACCGAATTTACTTATTGTGGCAATTGCGTAAGACACGGCTGCGGCAAAAGGCCCGCCTATGGCAAGAATGGATATCAGCATTCCAAGTTTTTGTTTTGTTTCTTCGGAAAACCCACCAATTGCGTTTCCGACCTTTTCAAAGGCAGCTTGAAGTAGGGGCAAGCCCCTTTCGGCAAGTCCCAATATTTGCGTCCCAATTGGTTCTATGGCCAGAAGAAAACTGTTTTTCGTTCGTTGCCATTGTTGCGAAAAACCATCCGTAGCGGCGGTCGTCTTTTCTATGGCACCCTGCGATTCTTCAAGCGTTTTGACCATTTCTTCAATTTCAAAGCGTCCTTCACGTATGGCAGCGGCAAGGTCAGGGCCGGCCCTTGTTCCGAAAACTTCCATGGCAATTTGCGTGGCTTCGGTGGTACTTTCGGTGTTCTTGATTTTGTTAATCAACGCTTCAAATGCCATTCCCGCATCGGTTATGCCTTCTTTTGCCAATTTTCCAAGGCCTATGCGAAGTGATCCAAGAACAAGTTCGGTATTAACGCCCTGCTTTTCAAACTGCGAAAGAAGTGCTATTGCGGAATTTGTATTAAACCCCATGCCACGCAGTGCAGCGCCGTATTTATACAACTGCGTGGATAGCGTAGATATGCCGATCCCGGTAGCCTGCGCCGCCACAAACAGCTTGTCCATAAAAGAACTTGCTTCCTGCGCCGAAACACCCCAGTCTTGCATTGCTTTCGACGCCTGCGCAACGATGGCGTTTACGTCTTCGTTAAGAAGTCTTGCGGCGTCAAGGGCAAGCTTGGACAGGTCGGTAAGCGCCTTCCCGGTAAGGCCAAGCCTTGTGTTGAAATCCGCCAATACTTGTGCTGAAACATCGAACCCCTGCGTAACGTTGGCAGCAAGCGCTTTCCAGCTTTGCTGAAGGGCTTCCAATTCTTTGCCTTGTGCACCCGTTCCTGCAGCGATAAGGTCCATGGCTTTATCTATATCCAGCGCTGCCTTGGTCGCAACAGTACCCATGGCAACAAGCGGGGCGGTAATTTTTAGCGACAGCGTTTTCCCTATGCTTGCAAGCTTTGACGCAGTACTTTTAAGGTCAGAAGTAACCTTGTTCATTTTTGCTTGGAAGTCGCTAATGTTTGCGCCGACTTTAATTACGACACGCCCGTCGTTCATTGGATCACTTCCTTCTGATCGGTATGGCTTCCGGCCCGATTCTTGATAAAAGTTCTTCTGCGGTTTCTTTGTTTATTTTGTTCTTGCGCTTTTTGGTGGGATTACCAATCTTCCACAAGTCCGTCGCCCGAATCCGTTTATTCGAAAACATGTTCATTATGCACGCCGTGAAGTGGGCCTTTACAAGTGCTTCGTTGTCCATGCGCCATTTAAATCCATCCATCCAGTATTCAAATTCCCGTGGCGTCATGTTCCAAAATTCTTCGGGCTTTAGTCCCGTCATGCAGGCTGCCTTAAGGGGGACAAACCAATCGGTAAGTCCCCCCGCCGTTAGTTTTTTTCAGGATCGCCCGCTTCGTCCTGTTCGTCCTGTTCATTCCGTGAAGGCGCAAAGGCTTCGGTAAAGGCCTTTAAAACGTCTTCGGATATGGTCTGCAGCCCTACTTCGTCGATATAGTCCCCCGCATCTTTCAGCGTGAAAGATTTACCCACATTGTTGCCGCCAACAATTCCTACATAAACAAGCGCCCGAAGGTCGGTTATGCTTATTCGGCCCGAAGAAAACGAAAGTACCACGT